TATGAAAGGTATTTGCATTCAAGGCGGAGTACGCAACGCAAACCAGCGTGTTTATCCCGTTAACGAGATTGGCAGGGCTGTCACCACACTCAATGAACAAATTAGTGGTGGCTACTCAGTGTTAGGCGAAGTAGATCATCCTGATGGACTTAACATTAACTTGGATCGTGTGAGCCATATGATTACAGAAATGTGGATGGATGGCCCAAACGGTTACGGCAAGTTGAAAATTTTACCAACTCCGATGGGACAACTAGTAAAAACAATGCTTGAAAGCAGCGTTAAACTAGGCGTCTCATCGAGAGGTTCCGGCAACGTAATGGAAGACGGATCAGGTGAAGTAAGCGATTTTGAGATAATCACCGTTGATGTTGTTGCTCAACCGAGCGCACCTGGTGCTTATCCTACACCGATATACGAACATCTTATGAATACCCGAGGTGGTTATAGGGCGTTCCAGACATCAAGGGAAGTACAAGGCGACAAAAAGGCACAAAAATACTTAAAAGAGAGCTTATTAGATATAATAAGCAGGCTCCGATAACGAGGAGAAAATTATGTTGGAAGCATTAAAATCACTCTTCGAAAATGAAGCACTATCTGAAGAAGTTCGTACAGAACTTGAAGAAGCATGGAATGCAAAAGTTAAAGAGAACCGTTTACAGGTTACAGCTGAACTACGTGAAGAATTTGCTAAAAAATACGAGCATGACAAAACTACAATGGTAGAAGCCATTGATAGTCTAGTTACTGAGCGTCTAGCAGAAGAAATTGCAGAATTCCAAGACGATCGTAAGCAACTAGCAGAAGCAAAAGCTAAATTTGCTGTTGCACAACGTCAAAATGCTAACCTTCTAAAAAGTTTTGTAAACGAACAACTAGCTAAAGAAGTAAAAGAACTACATAGCGATCAAAAAGCAATGGCTGACAAGTTTGTTGCTCTAGAAGAGTTTGTAGTAGAATCTTTAGCAAAAGAACTTGCAGAGTTTTACGAAGATAAAAAAGACTTAGCCGAAACAAAAGTACGCTTAGTACGTGAAGGCAAAGCACATGTTGATAGAGTCAAAAAAGACTTTATTACAAAATCTGCTGCCCTAGTATCAGAAACAGTGTCAAAAGGACTTACAAAAGAAATTACAGCACTGAAAGAAGATATTGAAGCAGCACGTAAAAATGATTTTGGTCGCAAGTTATTCGAAGCATTTGCTAACGAATATCAACATTCTTATCTAAATGAAAAGAGTGAAACTGCTAAAATGCTGAAAGTAGTTGATGCAAAAGACAAGCAACTAAGTGAAGCAAAACTAGCAGCGGCTAAAGCAATTAAACTTGCAGAAGCAAAGGCAAACGAGGTTAAAACAATCAACGAGTCAATTGCTCGCAATGATAAAATAAGCAAGTTGATCGCGCCATTGAGCAAAGATCAGCAAAGCATTATGACAGACTTACTGGAATCAGTTCAAACAACAAAACTGCAAGCAGCGTTTGACAAGTATCTACCAGCGGTTATCGATGGTAAAGGTCCAGCAAAGCAGAAGGCGGTATTATCAGAGGCAAAAGAAATTACAGGCAACAGAGAAAACAATGACGTTAAACAAGCAGGCGATGACAGTAATGTCGTAGATCTAAAGCGCCTTGCTGGATTGAGTTAAGGAGAAACCAATGTCAGAACTATTAGAAAGCCGTTGGAATGATACCAAAGCAGCACTTCTTGAAGGCCTAGGTGGCACAAAGAAAGCAGTGATGGCTACAACTCTAGAAAATACTCGCAAGTATCTTTCAGAGACAGCTTCAGCAGGTGCTACTTCAGCAGGTAACATTGCAACACTAAACCGTGTGATCCTACCAGTGATCAGACGTGTTATGCCAACCGTTATTGCTAACGAGTTGGTTGGCGTTCAGCCAATGACTGGACCAGTTGGCCAGATTCACACACTACGTGTTCGCTACAGCGACACAGTAGGTTCAGGTGCATCAGGTGCAACAGCAGGTGAAGAAGCACTTTCACCATTCAAAATTGCTGAAGCATATTCAGGTAATGCTACAAGCGGCAAAGCTGATGCAACAGCAGCACTAGAAGGTGCAGCTGGTAACCAACTAAGCATCCAGATCTTAAAGCAGACTGTTGAAGCTAAAACACGTAAGCTATCAGCACGTTGGACATTTGAGGCAGCACAGGATGCTCAGTCACAACACGGTATCGACGTAGAAGCAGAAATCATGGCAGCACTTGCACAAGAAATTACTGCTGAAATCGACCAAGAAGTACTAGGTTCACTAAGCACACTTGCTGGTACTGGTACAGACACATATGACCAAGCAGCAGTATCAGGTACAGCTACTTTCGTTGGTGACGAACATGCAGCATTAGCAGTTCTAGTCAACAGAGCAGCAAACAGAATTGCACAGAGAACACGTAGAGGCGCAGGTAACTGGGCTGTTGTTTCTCCAGGCATCCTAACTGTTCTACAGTCAGCAACAACTTCAGCATTTGCACGTACAACTGAAGGTACATTTGAAGCACCAACAAACACAAAAATGGTTGGTACTCTAAACGGCGCAATGAAAGTATATGTAAACACATATGCAGCAGACGACGATGTACTAGTAGGTTACAAAGGTACTAGCGAATCAGATGCAGCAGCGTTCTATTGCCCATACATCCCACTAATGAGCTCAGGCGTTGTACTAGATCCAACAACATTCGAACCAACAGTGTCGTTTATGACTCGTTACGGATATGTTGAGCTATCAAACACAGCATCGTCGCTAGGTAACGCAGCTGACTACCTAGAGAAGGTAGAAGTAACAAGCGGAAACCTAAGCTTCAGCTAATATTAGTTGTATACAAATTCTAAATAGGCCCTACGGGGCCTATTTTTATGAGTAAATATAGTAAGGAGAAATGCTATGGAAGAACACGGACAAGTTTATAAATTCACTGGTATTTACGGACATATACGCCCAGACAATTATGGTGCTACAAGACGTGATATACTTTTTAAGAAACATGAACATGAACTAAAAATCGGTGACAGAGTAAAATTTGATCACGAAGAAAAGAATGGTAGAAGGTTCGCTAAGAATCTTGTTTTAGCAAAGTGATAATAACCCATTTTTTGAAAAAGGATAAATACTTATGTCAAGAGGAGAGCCTCTAAGAGGACTTATGCGGTTACCCACCGCGTAGACCTAGAACGTCAAAAAGGAGAAAACAATGGGACGTCCACTAAAAAAAGATGTTAACGGTGTTAACGTTATCGGTGAAGCAACAAGCAACACTGGTGTAAGAGTAGAATTTTATGATACAGCACTACGTACAGACGGCGGTATTGTAAAACAACGTGGTGCAAAAACTTTTGTTGTTGCTCAAGAAGCAAACCTAGATACAACAAACTTAAAAGATTCTACAAGCACAACAACTGCGGTACTAAAAGATGGTACACCAAGCGCAGCAGGTGAAATGAGACTATTTGGTTATGTAGGTTCAAACTCTGGCACAGAAGTTAATATTGCAAAAATTACAAAGCGTGTTGCAACAGATTTTTCTGGTAACAGATATACTTGGGCTTTAGAGAACGATTCTACTAACGACTATATTGTACTAACTGCTGTTTAAGGAGTCTTAAATGGCAATTCAAGTCAATAAGATAGGTGTAGACGAGTATACTCTAGAAATCAACGACGGAGGTACACTTAACCTTTTCACTGGTTTAGAAGGTCAAGTTAACATCAACGGCGATGTAGCTATCGGCGGTAGTTTAACTGCTGGCTCAAGCACTAGTATAGAACAAGAAGATTTACTTATCTATGACAATACATTCACTATAAACAAAGGTGAAACAGGCGCAGGTGTAACACTTGGCACAGCTGGTATGATCATAGACAGAGGTACTAGAAATGATGCACGCCTATTTTTTGACGAGAGCAAAAATTCAATCAGAGAAGGTGCTAGTATCACTGGTGCATTTGTGTTACAAGATGCAACTGCTGTACCAAGTGACTTAGCACTTTTCAGTGTTTACACAGGCGGTATACTTACTGGCGGTGATGACTTATATCTTGTAGGCACTGGCAATGGTCTGGTTAAAGTAACAGGTACAACAGATTACGAAGCTCAAATTTGGGATTATGCTGGAGATGGAGCCGAGATTCCTGAAGATCCATCATTACCAGATAGACTAAGACGTAATCCGACATCGTTTGATGATGATACACTTGTTAATGTCCGTGCTATGATTGACTATGTTAACAGTTGGAACTTGTACAACTTTGCAGATACTATTACTGCTTCAGCATCGGCTGTTACACCTACTTTTGTAACAGCTGAAGATGTAGAAGCAGGAGATCTTGAAAACCGTGTAAGAATAGTTGTAAACGATGCAGAAATTGCAACGTTCTACGAAACAAGAGTTGAAATAGAAAACTTGCGTTTTGATGGAGATACAATTACATCAAACGATACAGATGGGTTTGTTAGATTACAAGGTACAGGCGACGGTGTAGTACAATCTAATGATTTCTTTAACTTAACAGTTCAAGATGATACAACATTAGATGCACCGACTAACGGCATTTATTTGTATTCTAAACCAGAAGCTGATGGCGGTACTGGTTTATTCTTCAAAAATGCTAACGAAACAACAGACGAAATTATAAGCAGGAATAAAGCATTACTTTACAGTATTATATTTTAAGGAAGAGAAAATGGCAATTGAAAATGCAGCAGTGCTGACTACAGATACAACAATACTTACAGTGCCGGCTAGTAAAAAGTATGCCATTACTACTCTATTGGTTTGTAATACAGCTAACGATGACGGAACAGGTACAAACGATACATCATTTGATATGCACGTTATACCAGATGGGCAAGTTAAAAACAATGGCAACATTGTATTAAAGTCTCTACCTGTAACTGCATCAGAAACATTTACATTTAATGTAGAAAGATTGATATTAGAAGAAAACGATAAAGTAGTATTGGTAGGACAAAGTCCAACAAACCTTACCGCCACAATAAGTTATTTGGAAGTATAAAACATGAAATTTATGAAGCGTCAGTCGATACACGAACGAAAAATTGGAGACAAGTCTCTCATACTTACTTCTGACGGTAATATTGAGATAAACTTGGGCGAAGGTAAAACAGTTGATATCAACGCCGACTTAAGAGTTACAGGACAAGCATCAGGTCCTCAAGCTGCTAACGTGTATTATGTTACCACAGACGGAAGTGACTTGAACAATGGTAGGTCACAGGACGCTGCTGGTGCATTCGCTTCTATTAAGAAAGCAGCAGAAGTTGCTCCTGAAGGTTCAACTATCATTGTTGCCCCTGGTGACTATTATGAAGATAACCCAATTACACTAAGAGACTTTGTAACTATTAGTGGCCAAGGTGAATTACGTAACACAAGAGTATTTCCAAAAAACAATACAGATGACTTGTTCTTTATGGGCAATGGTTGTTACCTATTCCAAATGACATTTAGAGGACTACGCTATCCCGGTTGGTGTGCAAGAATTCGTCCAGGCGCACTTGTTACAACATCACCTTATGTACAAAACTGTACTAACATGAACGGTCCTTGGTTAAACGACGGTACTGAATTTATTCCATTTGAAACTGTGCAAATCGAAGGTATTGAACCAGGTGCAAGACCTTTAACACTAGAAGACAATCCAGATTTACCAGTTGGAAAACAAATTAACCCAACCGGCGGTGGTGGTGGTCTTCTTGTTGACGGCGACGAATATGATCCTGCATCACTTGTGTTCTCTTTTGTTGCTGATGCGTTTACACAAATTTCACAAGGTGGTATTGGTTTCCATGTTACTAACTTTGGTTATACACAGATTGTTAGCTGCTTCTCGGTTTTCTGTAGTGTAGGCTTCTTAACAACTAAAGGCGGTTATCTATCAATTTCCAACTCAGTTAGTGACTTTGGTACCGAAGGTGTTGTTGCAGATGGTTTCTATCCTATTCCGTATACAAACGCTGTACCGTTATCAGATTACTACTCAAGTGTTGGTAGTGTTACAATTCAAAATCCAGGTGCAGGTTACACAGGTAATCCTGTTGTAACTTTTGATCCTCCAACTGGCGCAGGTGGTGTAACAGCAACAGGTACAGCACAAGTTGACTTGACAACTGGACAATTAGCTGCTATAACAATTACAAGTAACGGTAGTGGTTATGAGTCAGTTCCTGCAATATCTATTGTAGGAGGTGGTGCAAGTATTGATGCTGAAGCTACTGTAAACCTTTCAACAAACAGTATTATTAGCTTAGGAAGTTTACGTGATAAACCTCAAACTGGTTCTATTATACAGTTTGAAGGTGATTCAACTTACTATTACATAACCTCAACAAATATTACAACACCACCGTTTGTTTATGATGAAACTGTGTGTCGTAGAGATATTAGACGTATTGTAGATGCAGTAACAGGTGATATTGTATTAGGAACAACTTACCAATCTCAAGCTGCTGCTCAAAGTTATCTACGTAGCACAAGCACAAAAGTTATTCTAGATCAATTAGAACCAACAATTTATGGCATTGAAAGTGCAAGAGATGAAATGAAAGCTCTTACAACTAACCTTGCTATGAAAGAAGAAATTGATCAAAGATTTAATATAATCACTTCTACCTTGTCAGCAGGCGATAGTAGTGTTATTCCTGGCGCAGGTAGTGAACTTAATGATTCACTTAACGATCTTAGCAGCATCGATGAAGGTATTATCAATGCAAAGAATAACATTATTGCTAACAGAGACTTTATCATTGAAGAACTAAGTGCTTACATAAATGATCAATTTACTGAATTAAGTTATGATCAAACTCAGTTTAATACTGATATGGATAATCTACTTTATTCAACAGCATTGTATGTTGTATTTGGTAGCGACTTAGGTGTACTAAGACAAGCACAAGAAATTGAATATAGAGACAGATTCCAAGACCTATACCTAACATCACTTGAATATTTAAGAGACAGATGTTTGGCATTAATTGAAGTTGCTGCTGATAGTACATCACAAGACAGAGTTAACGAAGCATTCAATCAATTTATTAACATCTTAGATGATGGTGATAGTTCTGGTATAACTGTAGAATTTCCAGATCATGCAGGTGCAATACAAAACAGAATTGATACAAAAGATCAATTGATTGCTAACAAAGAATTTATTAAAGCTGAATTTACAGCATTTATTGATGACGATAATCCATCATTTACATATGGTGGGCTAGATGCTGCTACATATCAAACTTATATGGGTCACATTGTTGATGCATTAACATTTGACATGTTGTACACAGGTAATTCACAAACTGTACAAGAAGCAACATATTTCTTCAACAATATAAATTATAGTTCATTAATACAAAATGAAATAACAACTCTTACTGATGCATTTGCTCGTGTAAGATTTATATTACAAAGAATTATTAGAGACTTGCCTGTTACACCAACAACAGGTAATACAGAAACACAAGATTTTGCAAGTGGTGCAGCAACTCAAGTTGAAGCAACTATCATTGATGGCACATTACAAATTATTGAAAATGTTATTAGTGCAGGTAGTTTAAGTGGTCTTCCTACAAAAGCATATCCAAGTTTTGATACAGAAGCAAGCGCACAACAAGATTCTGCAAATGTTATACTTTCTCAAAGAGCAACATTTATTTCAGATGTGATTGCATCAAACTTAGCAAACTATCCTACACTAACATATGATGTAGATAAATGTAAACGTGACGTTGGTTATATTGTTGATGCAATTTATAGAGATGCACTACTAGGTACAAACCATAACAGTATTACAGCTGGTTTAGCATATAGTCGTGCAAACACAGCATATCTTGATGCTGAACAAAAGCCTGCAACAATTCTTGCAATGCGTGAAGCTAAACGCTTGCTTGTAATAGCAGCAAACAGAGATTCAAACTTCCAGACAACTGTAGGTAACTTGTTTGATGACATTCTAAATATTATCGAATTTGATCAACTACCAAGTGAAGGAACAGTGTATCCAGAGCCGGGTCCTGCAAGTACAGATTTAATTAATGCAACTAACCAATTGATTGCAAACAGAACTTTCTTACAAGAAGAAGTTATTGCTTACATAAACAACAATAACTTTGTCTACGATAGTGCAAAGTGTGAAAGAGACACTGGATTAATTATTGATGCAGCATATTTTGATGCAGCACTAGGAACAAACTATAATGCAGTAACAAGCGGTTTAGCATATCAAAGAGCTAACAGTGCATATGTTATTAGTGGACAAATTACTGAAACAGTTGGTGCATTACAATATGCAAAAACACAATCAGCCGCTGCCGCAGCAAGTGATGCCACTGCTTCAACTAGAATAGAAGCAGCATTTGATGAAGTTATTGACATTATTCAAAACGGTGTTGTAAGTACAGATACAGCAGCAGATGCACTTGTATTTCCAAATCCAACTACTGCTACAGCCGCACAGATTGCAGCAAAAGATCAACTTATTGCAAACAGAGATTTCTTAGCAAAAGAAGCAGTAGCATATGTAGAAAACAATTATCAAAACTTTGTATACGATCAAGAAAAATGCGAACGTGACGTAGGTTTAATAATGGATGCAGTAGCACTTGACGTAGTTTTAGGCACAAATTATAACAGTGTAACAGCAGGACTTGCTTATCAAAGAGCAAGTAGTGCTGATTTACAAGATGATCAAAAAATACAAACTCTTGCAGCAATTAGAGAACTTAAAAAACAAATTACACTTTTAGGTTTAAGTGATGCAGCACAACCATTAGCTGATGCAGCAATTGACGAAGTAATTGACATACTTGACAATGGTGTGTTAAGCACAGATACAGCAGCAGATGCATTGGTATTTCCTGCACCAAGTTCATTGCCAACACCTAATGCTATAGAAGCTAGAGATCAGCTGATTGCAAACAAAGAGTATATCAAAGACGAAATTATTGCTTGGATTGCTGTAAACTTCCCAGCATTAACTTATGATGCTACAAAATGTGAACGTGATGTTGGATACATTGTTGATGCAGTATGTCATGATATTACATACGGTGGTAACAGTGCAACTATTACAGCAGCAAGAAGTTACTTTGTTGACGGTGTAGGACAACTAGGTTCGCCTAGCGAGGAAACTGCAACAGCAGCAGCGTATAATAGACTTGGCGACATACTTGGTGATATTGTTATTGAAGCACCAGTTACAACATCTGTAGGAAACTCGCTTACACAAGATACAGCAGGAACACCAGCAAGCTCAACTGAAGCCGATGATGTTGAAGGTTTAGTTAAAATTATCGAAGATGTTATTACAGCAGGCGACCTGACTGGATTACCTGCAACTATACTTCCAAGCATTACTTGGGCAGCCGACGATTTAGAACAAGCATACAATGTAATCAAAGGTAATAAGGATGATGTTAAAACAAAAATTATTATCTTTATTGCTAACAATTTCCAAACATTTGCTTATGACCAAGCTAAATGTGAAAGAGATGTTGGATTACTTGTTGAAGCAGCAGCATATGATGCAGTATTAGGTACAAACTATAATCAAGTAACAGCAGGTCTTGCTTATCAAAGAGCTAACAGTGCATATGTACTAAGCGATCAAAATTTACAAACTATTGAATCTATCAAGTATTTGAGAGATCAAATGTCAACTGCAACAGGAATCAGCAGTCAATTCAGTGCAAGAATTGTTGCAGCATTTACAGAGATACTTGACATATTTGAAAATGGTGTAGTAAGTACAGATACAGCAGCTGATGCATTAACATTCCCAGTACCAGGTGCTCTACCAACCAGTGCAGCAGATGATGCAAATGTACAACTACAAGCAAACAGAGATTTCTTAGGTGCTGAAGTTGTAGAATATGTTAACACAACATATCCACTACTAACATATGATAGTGCTAAGTGTTTGAGAGATACGAAGTACATTATTGACGCATTGTCTTATGATGTTCTTTATGGTGGTAACCTTGCTACAAAAGCAGCAGCAGAAAGTTATCTAGTTGGTGCAGTAAGTCAACTAGGTAGTCCAGATGAAGTTACTGCAACTGTTGATGTTTACACACAATTAAAAGGTTGGTTATCAGATGTTGTACAAAATATCTTTATGGCATCACCACAACAGGTTGTTGTAGCACAGGATAATACTAACCCTGGTGCAACAGCAATTGAAGCAGGTGTTGTACAAAACCTTATCCAAATCATAATTGACGTTATTGATAACGGTAGTATATCTGGTATGCCAGCTGATGATGCTCCAAGCATTACTTGGGCAGCAGATAGTGAACAAGGCAGCTTTAACCACATAATTGATAGAACAACAAATTATCAAAGTGCTGTTATTAACTTTATAAATGATACATTTACCCGTAACTTTACATTTAATTCTACAAAATGTGAGCGTGATACAAAGTACATTGTTGATGCATTAACATATGACATTATTTACGGTGGCAACAGTGCAACTAGAGCTGCTGCTGACAGTTACTATGTTGGAACAAGCAATCAAGTCACTGGACAGCAACAGGAAACCGCAGATGCATTAGAATGGGTAAATACGCTGCTAGGAAGTGTTTTACTAGATACAGCATACAGTGATCCAGAACAAACAGTAGAAACTCAAGTAACAGGTGCAGGTGCAGCAAGTGCAACTGAAGTTACTAGAGTAAATGACTTATTACAAATTATACAAGACGTAATTATCAACGGTACTGATAACTTACCAACTGAAACTAATCCAGATATTACATGGTCAGCAGCTGGTATACAAACAGCAGTAGCAAGTTTAGCAGCAGCAAAAGAAACTATTGTTGATGATACAATTAGTTACATTGGAACAACATACAATGGCTTTAGTTACAATCAAGAAGTTTGTAAAAGAGATACAGGTTACTTGATTGATGCTGTGGCACATGACTTGTTATACACAGGTAATATTGCAACATTAATAGCTACAAGAGCATATTTCTTAGGCGCAGTTCAATATATTCCTGCATATCAAGTTGCTAATACAGTAGCAGCATATGCTCACCTTGCAACTGTTGCAGCATCATGTATAGAAGGTGTTGGTGTAGCACCTACACCAGGAAACCCTGAATCTCAAATACTAAGCGGTAGTTATGGTACAAGTGTACAAAGTACAACTTCTACTGCATTATTTGATATTACAAAGAACGCAATTAATAATCAAACACTAGTTGGTACACCAGGTGAAATTGAGCCAGATGTTAGCTGGTTGCCAGAAGCAACACGCACAGCAGCATCTGTAATGTTGTCAGAAAAAGAAAATATCAAAAATGATGTTGTTACATATATCACTGATAATTTAATCAACTTTACTTACAATATAGACAAATGTAAGCGTGACACAGGTTATTTGATTGATGCAGCAATTTATGATACTATGTATGGCGGTAACAAGCAAACAAGACGTGCAGCTGACGCATATTATGCAGGTGCTATACTTGGAGCAGCAAAAGTTGGTAATGCGGATCAAACACTAGTTACTGCATACAGCTACTACAAACTAGGCGATTTGTTGTCAAATGTTGCTCTCAATGCTACTGTAACTCCAAGTTACGGCAATGTATTAACACAAGATCAAAGCATACCAGATGGAAGTCTTGAAGCAGCAAATTATTTAGAATTGCTAATCGATAGAATTGCACTGTCATTAATTGAAGGTTATACAACTGGTTGGCAAGAAAACAATCACAACTATGAATTAGGTAGTTCTGTGTACAACACTGAAAGAAATATCATCTTAGGTGATATACAGACGGTTGAAGATAATGCTGTTGCAGATCTAAACCAAGTATACGGTGGTATAGCTGAAGTTTCATTATTCCCAGGATTGGTTACTGTTAATACTTCACAAAGAGGTAACTTGTACAACGTGTCAACAATTTCAACATCAGGTCATGCATTTGAATATGTAGGCGCTGGCGTTACTTATAACGCACTTCCATTCTTTGGAGGTAGTGCTATACCTGAGCAGGAAATTATTGAACGCAATCAAGGTAAAGTATTTGCTGGTGGTACAGTTGACCAAATTGGTAACTTTAGAGTTGGTAACTTCTTTGGTGTTAACGCACTTACAGGTGCTATTACACTAAACGCTAACGAAATTGATTTACAAGGTTTGACCAGCGTAGGACCGTTTATTAGAGATGGTATTCCAGTTGGTGTAGAACTAAAAGAAGTTAGCGACAATACTAACTTAATTTCAAGCATAGGTACACAAGACTTTAACACTGCTCCAACCCAAAGAGCTGTTAGTGTTTATGTTGAAAACAGATATCTAAACAAACTTACAGGTGGCACAGTTAACAATGATGTTACTTTTGATACAGATATTACTGTTGACGGTGAACTAATACTAACAAACAATGACTTGGCAGTACAATACGGTGGTACTGGACGTAGCAGCTTCGTACCAGACGGTGTTGTATACGGTGATGGTACAGCAAGCCTAAAAGTTACTGAAGCAGCAGGTAGTGCTGATGCAAGTATAAGTTATCAAATATTAACAGTTACAGGTGACGGAGATTCGAATCCAATCTGGACTGACACACTGGATGGCGGCGAGTTCTAAGCCGCCATTTTACTCCTATGATAAATAACTGTACAGCGATTTCTATCGTGTAGTTTTGGGCGTCTTTATAGACCTGACCCGTACCTAAATAGGAGGCAGCCATTATGGCAACAACAATTAGACATAAGCGATCTGCAGTCGCGAATAAAAAACCTATAGTTTCTCAATTAGAATCCGGTGAATTAGCAATCAACACAGCTGACGGTAAAGTATTCTTGTTACGTGATGATAACACAGTACAGGACATTACTAGACGCATTTTTGATAAAGATACTGAAATTGCAATCACAGACCAAGGTGATAGTGCAAGTGCAGAAATTAGTATCAAAGTAAACGAATTTGAAACTGCTCAGTTTACACAAGCAGGAATGAACGTATTCAATGACTTTGATCTTGAAAATGCTAAAACCTTAACATTCAAAGAACTTACAGCGTCAGGCGATGACGGTGTAGGAATCAAAGCGCCAGATACATTAGACTCAGGATACACAATGACACTGCCTCCGTCACGTGGTACTGTAGGTCAGCTCTTGAAAACAGATGGTTTTGGTAACTTATCTTTTACCGATGCTGACGTATTTGGTGGTAATGTTATCTACGTTTCTGCTGAACAAGGTGATGACGCTAATGATGGACAGAGCGCTCCAGTTAAAACTGTTAAAAGAGCCTGTCAGATTGCCTCAGGACTTGTATATAATGCAGATGGCACTACTAACTTCCGTCGTGTAAACATTAAAGTTGCGGTTGGAGACTACACCGAAGACAACCCAATCATTGTTCCAGATAACACAGTTATCAAAGGTGACGGTTTGCGTGGTTGTATTATTCGTCCTGCAAACGCTAACTTGGATATCCTACGTGTTAGAAACGCTTGTTACTTTGGTGAATTTACATTCCGTGACGGTGTTGATGATAACTATGTTCCAACTATTACTGCTGACTATGCTGTGGCGTTCGATGATCCGTTTGATCCTGTAATTACAGATAGAGCAGATTACACAAACTTACCTAACACAAGACCAACTATTGTTACTTCGCCATATATTCAGAACGCCTCGATTATTTCTTTCTTAGGTATGAACGGTGCTAAGATTGATGGTTCAAAAGTTGAATCTCCAAACGTTCCGACATACGGTATTGAGGCTGAGAATCCAGTCATTGGTGCTATACCTGAACAAGGTAAGTCAATGGTTGCTAACGCCTTTACTATTCTATCATTTGGCGGAACAGCGTGGCGACTAACTAACGATGCTTATGCACAGATCGTGTCTTGTTTTGAAATCTTCCTACTCAATGGTGTGTATTGTCAGTCAGGTGGATATTGTTCAATTACCAACTCTGCTACCAACTTTGGTTTGTATGCGCTGAGAAGTTCTGGCTTCTCTCCAAAAGCATTCCAATTTGACAGAGCATTTGTTACAGGTACTGGTGCAAGTGAAGGTAAACAAACAATTAGTATTGTAGGTATTAATCGTGATGCACCTGTTGAAGAATTTGTTCTACGCTTTAGAGAACCAGATTACAAAACTGCACACGACTTGTTGATACTAAACAGAGATTTAATTGCAGATGATGTTGTAACATGGATTAACGCACAAATTAGTGCAGCAACTCCAAGTATATGGGCTGGCTTTACTTACAATGAAGACAAGTGTAAGCGTGACGTTCAGCTTCTAGTTGATGCAGTAAGATTTGATATCTTGTTCAACAGTAACCATAGATCAGTAAGTGCAGCACTTAGATACTTCAGCGCAAGTTTTGATTCAGATACATTTGCTGCACAGAAAGATCAACACATTGCAGCATTTGGACAAGCAAAAACGTTTACTGGTAATTTGTTAAATGATGCTACAGCAATTTCAAGATAAAAT